CCCACAACAAATAGGCCCCGGCGATGGCCAGCACCGTAGAGCTGAGGGCCGCTGCGACACTTATTAAGTTCGCATCTAAGGGTTTCATCCAAGGAAGCGGAAGAGCAAGCGTGACAATCACGCCTATCGAAATTCCAGTAGCGAAAATTACCCAATTTTTCATGGTTCCTCCATGCTTCAGCTTGCGTCTCGGCTATCGCAGCAATTCCAGCTTTGCTCCGGCAACTAGATCGACGCGTCTTCCGAAATAGCGCTAATGGCGGAACGGAATCCCAGTCCCGTCAAGCGCATGTGGAAAGCCACAATATTCGGCCCTCCCCCGCACCCTCCCCTGCAGTTCCAGCTTCCATGCTTGCTGCCGGCCCAGACGTTCATGCTCTGCCCGTCGTCCTTGTGAAACGGACATGGTGCCTTCGCCCAGCCATTCGGCTTCGGCTCGGTCATGCCCGGCAAGTGGAGTCGATAGTAGAGCAGCGGCGACGGCAATCGCTCACGCCAATTCGGATCAAGCTTGCCGCGCTTGCTCTTGGGCGGCTCGAGGGCCGCGGCGAGCACATTCCCTGGGGATCGTTGCGCTTTCATTGGCCGGCCGCCGCTTGGAGGTCTGGCGCACGCTCTGGAGCGAAATCCTCACCCGTCTGATTGAGCCCCGGAATAGGACTGCCACCAGGGCGCCACCAGTAGGATTGCTGGAAATCACGCTGCGCGCTCTCCTGCATGCTTCGCAGATAACCCGGACTGATGGACTCCTGCAGGTCATGCGTCACCAGATGATCGATGATCGCCCGGAGATACCAGAGATTGATCAGAGGCGCGTTGCCCTTGACGAAGCGCACGATCTTCGCGCCGGCCTTTGTGTCTTCGCCGAGCGCCTCGCGTCGCAGATCGTTCGCGATATCCATGCCGTCGGCGAACACGCCAAACACCGGACCCGCCATACCCGTCCAGTTGGCTTGCCCACCGCGGGAATTGCCCTTGACCCCGGTGTAGATGATGTCCGCAAAGATGCCGACACCGCCGCCCTGCACAAAAGCACTTTCCCAGAACTTGGCGTCCTGCATGTCGCGCGGAACGCCGAAAGCCATGTCGTCCAAGTTCGGTGCCGGCTCCGGCCAGGTGCGGTGTGTGTTGTTCATGCAGGAATCTCCTTGGGGTTGTTGGCGCGCTCTCGCGAACGGTCAGAAGCGGCCTTGCGCTGGAAATGCGGAAGGTTGGCAGTAACGCGTGCGATGCCTTCCGGTGTCTTGGGCCCGGTCGAATAGCCGCCGTGCCAACGGCAGCGGCCGTTCTTGGCAACAGCGCGGCCGCGACAGGGTTTTCCGCTCTGCGTCTTGGCGCCACAGCGGACGATTGGCTTGCCTGCTGACTTCTTCCGCAGGCGGGAAATGGGCGCGCGCAAGTGACTCAGCGTCGCGAGCGGGCGCTTTGCTTGCTTCCTGGGTGCTGGCTTCCGGACCCGGCTCATGAGTTCGCCGCCCGATCTTGGCCGCCATTCCGGGCGGCATTTCGATGGCTGGAGGAGCCGAATCCAGCCCGCGGCGTTGTCGGGACGAACTCAGGCCGCCACTGCGGATCAAGCTCATCGAACCGACAAATGTCCAGTCGAGAGGAGAGGCGGACCATCCCGGTTGGCCCGGCGCGCTGTAGGCCGACGATGATCTCCGCGGTGCCCCTATCAGGACTGCGTGTGTCATAGACCTCATCGCGGTAAACGAAGAGCACCACGTCTGCGTCCTGCTCGATACCCCCGCCATCACGGAGATCCGCTGCCACCGGGCGCTTCTCGACTCGGGCCTCGAGGTTGCGATTGAGCTGGGACAGGAGAATGACCGGCACACCCATCGACACCGCCATCAGCTTGAGCCCGCGCGTGATGTCCCCGACAGCGATGTCGCGCCGCTCGGCCCCGCTCATTTCGATCAGCTGCAGATAGTCGATGACGACCAGGTCGAGCGATTTCTCGGCATGCGAGCGCTGCGTCTGAGCCACCAACTGTTGGATCCGAACGTTGCGAGGCCGGGACATCAGGATCGTGGCGCCGGCAATCATGCTGCTGGCTTTTGCAAAGGCTCGCTCTTGTCCGTCGTCCATCTCGCACCGACGGACTGCGTCATGCGGCACGCGTCCGACGGAGCAGCACGCCCGCTCGATAAGCTGGACGGTTGGCATTTCCAGGGAGTGCACCGCGACGCGCTTGCGCTGCGTGATGGCAGCGTGCTCCGCGATGTTCATCGCGAGGGTGGTCTTTCCCATCTTGGGCCGGCCAGCAATCACGATGAGTTGCCCAGGCTTCAAGCCACAGAGCAGCCGATCAAGATCGTCGAAGCCCGTCCGAAGTCCATCAATCTCGCCACCGATCTCGTATCGCCGCGCGCGCTGGTCCGCCAGCTGGCGCAGGACATCGACCGTCGACTCGAGCTCTGATGGCTCCGACTGCAGGATCGAACCGAGTCGCGCCTGGCCCTCGCTCAATGCCTCGATCGCCGGACGTCCATCCGCCTGAAAGCCAAGGTTGATGATCTCGGTCCCGGCATCGATCAAACGCCGGCGAATAGATTTCTCGCGAACAATGTTGGCGTAGGCCTGGACGTTCGCCGCCGACGGCGTGCTGCTTGCCAGATCGATCAGATAGCCGGTGTTTCCGATCTGCTCTGCCAGCCCATTCGCTTCAATCCATTCGCCCAAGGTGACAGCATCGAACGGTTGGCCTTTTGCATTGAGCTCGAGGATCGCGCGGTAGATAAGCCGGTGATCGCGACGATAGAAATC